ATTTTTACCATACCCTTCTGCTTTTCGGCATGTTATTTACCCATAATCTCAAAATGCGGGATAACCGTGTACGGATCGCTTACACTGGTAATCTTGTACACGCCATCCTTGTTGGCATTCATGTAAGCATAAAAACCCTCATACCGCCGGTCTTGATAATCTGCATCGTTCACAATTCCTTTGTCCCATTCGCCATGCCAGAAGAAGTCCTTCGGAGAGATCCGGATACTGTTTGCAAGTCCTTCGTTTGTCTGTGCTTCCCATGCCTTTTCTTTCATCCACGGAATCATTATGCCGGAGCTGTCCAGTATCACAATACTTCCGTCCTGCATCTGGTAACGAATATGGAGCTTTACGGAGTCTGAAGACTCTGCTCCGTACTTTGCCTGGATAGCTGCACGATCCGCAATCACGTCAACGCCAGAAAGCACATGCGGATACCATGTAACCTCACCTGTAGTCTTGCTTTCATATTGATTAAAAAGTGTGATCGTCTTGCCATACATGGTTTATACCTCGCATAATGCTTCTGAGAATTTGTCTGAAAATGCCTTGATTCTGACAATGTTTCCTTTGCACTCTTCCGGCATTTTCCCGTAAAAGATAATGCTTTCTGGGTGCAACCGGTCAATCATGGCATTGTAACCGGACAGAAACAGCTCTTTTTTTGCTTTTCCATTCATGCAGCCAACTGAAGACACTGCCACGGTTCCGCCATATGGCTCCCCATCAAAGCACCAATCATAGGAATCCGGAGTGCTCCATGAGATTGTCGGAATCACTTTGCATCCTGCTTCTTGCAGATATGCGCCGACCCAGTGCTTCCGGTAATGGTTGTAAATCTGAATAGCTTTCGGGAAATCAGTGTAAGTGCTGAAATCCGGTGTCAGAACGTATCGAAACCGGCTCAGCTTCTCCACATACCTGTCAACATTCATCCACAGCGCATTGAATTGATAATCATCAAGAAAGAAATGAACCGCTTTGTCTTCCGGGTTCTTGCAGTTGCCTCTGGCATAGTTAAATCCGATAAATTCACACTCGCCATCGAATGTCTCAGGCTGCAACTGCGGTATACCGTATTCTCCAACACCATCAAAGATCCGGCGATTCAAATTCTCATATGCCATGCTGTTTGATTTATCTGCCATTACTTACGCTTTCTCTTTCCTTTATACACAAATTCAAGATTTTTTCCTGTCCAATCTACATCCTTTGCTTTTACCGTCGATTCAATGACTTTTATTCCCGGTTTTGGTCTGCCGAGTGTAGTCTTTGTCCATTTTTCCGCTTGCGCCTTAGACAAAAATACCCAGTCATTTTGATTTATACTATCCCCAATAGTGGCTCTGTATATTTTTACGTTTGAATCTCTGCCCTTGATAGAGTTAATCTGTGAAATAGCTTCCGTGGCAAGTTTATTTTCGACTATCTTTTGCGGCAGTCCATCTATTTTACTTTTCATATCGGAGACATTTACTCCACTACTACTCGCTCTTCCGGACCCTAAATTTTTCCCTTGATAGTCTAATCCACTGCTTCCACCACGTCCGCCCATAAGATCACTCCGCTTCTACTTCAGGAATACCTGCAATACTGGTAGCTACGGATAAGATGCCAGCCAGAACGGATGCAGAAATTACCATCTTCCAATCTACACTGCCAAGAACCGAAGCTGTTCCAACGCTTGCCACAAAAGTCTGCGCTACAGTTTTCACAGCTCTTACTCCTGCATTTTTCAACCACTTCTGTGTATTTACAGACACTTTAAATACGCAATTTTTAAACATATTTACCTCCTTCAGATTGGAAGCACTCTGGCTTCCTGCATACATCTCTGGATTTTTGGGATCTGGATACTGAACCAGTCCACCATTTCCTCATTCACCGCCCAGTTGTCAGCCTTACCGCTCGAAGTATCAAGACCGGACTCAAACAGAAATGCATGTATGATTTCATGCCGTGTCACCTGTCTCACGTATTCAAGCATATTTGCTTTTGCACCAGGCTGTTTTTCTGCATAATGCATATCATCAACCACAATGGTCCTCGTAGACGAATCCATATACCCGTCCATCTCTTTTAATGCCGGATATTCGTTCTCCGACCCGTATACAATTTTCCACTGTGATCCTAAAATGTTGATTTTACAGTCCCGCATAAAGAATCGGGATTCCTTCATCGTCTCTTACTCCCATCAGTAACGGTAAAGCCGTCTTTAAGAGTAAGTCATTGGTTTTCTTCATGTCTCCGGCTGCTGCATACACTGCACTCCATTCCTTTGCGCTTGCGCCAATCTGCTGCGGAGTCGCATAGGATATGGATTCGCTGCCAGATGATACAGATGTGATAATTCCGGTCGTGCTACCACTGGCTCCTACCGTAGTAGTGTTTCCGCCAGCAGCAGCCACGGAATTTTTCTCTGCGAGATCAAGCTCGTAGATTTTATCAGCCAGTGCACAGACCGCCTTTTTGATACGCTTCTGAGAGCGTTCGTCTGACGGCAGTCCGTCCACCAGCCTGTCAAAAGTCATCGTATCCACAAAGTCGGAAGCTCGTTCCGCCACCCGTGGAAAGTCAGATTGCGGCACGACACTGCCAAAGTATGAAGTTGTGTAAAAACCATAATCTACATATGCCATGCCGTGGTCTCCTTAACCTCTTGTGATGATCTGTGCAATAGCGATTGCTTTGATTGGGAAATACTTCTTGGAAGAAGTAGCATTGTTGTTTGCCAGCTCCCAGTTTGCGCCACTTTCAAGCTGCTCTTTTGTCGGTGAGACAATGCCGCTCTGCTTGAAACTGATACCGTAAGGGGAGAAGATCTTTCGCTGCCTGGAATACAAGGTATCCTCTCCGCCGTTCTTCGCCGGGTCTCTATCCATCTCATACGGAACCTTTGCGCCGCAGTTGGTATACTCGATTGCGCCCTGTCCAAGAACGTAAGTGGTATACGCGGTGTAAGTGTATCCGTCCCCTTTTCCAGTATCGGATTCCGGAACGGTCACTTCTTTGGTCGGCATATTGTCGTCAACCAGGACAACTCTACCATTGAGGGTGGCAAGGGTCAGCTCTCTCTCAATGCCGTCCGCATCCGTGCCCTTCATGTAGGATACCAGCTTCAGATTCTCCAGATTGGTCGCCACCTGGGAATGCATGATAGCCAACGCAAACTTGGACTTGTTATCCCCGAGTGCCTGCTGGATTGCGTTATTCAGAGTAGTTTCTCCGAACTTTCCAGTTTCACCAGTATTAGCGGTAATGTCGTAGGTGTGGCCGTCCACGAACTTCTTGTTCTCGGTTCCGGTCATGGAAAAGATACCTTTCAGAGTAGATACAAGGGTCTCCTGGTCGATATCATCCCAATACTCTGCGATCTCTTCTACTGCAGGCATGAAGTCATCGCCGGTAATGTCGGAAGAGAAATCTTTCTCTGTCCATCCGTGCGCACGTCCTACTACAATTCTGCCGTGAGTGAACGTGTCTCTGGAATCTGCTGTAATATTGGTAGATCCATCATAGTTCTGCGGATTTCCACTGATTCTTGCTTTGATCGGCACAGTGATATAATTACCACCTGTCTGATCCGGGAGCATATTTGCATACTGCGGTTTTTCTACAATTGCTCCAGATTTGATAAGCTCGTTTCTGTTAAGATTCGGGACTTTGTCAACATATGTCCCAAAAACTTCACCATTAAAGTTTTTCTGGTCAAATAAAGCCATAAAAAAATCCTTTCTACCTATAATTCTTAAAAGGTGTGTAGGTTAGCGGTAACGCTCCATCCGCGCCACCGGTTGTTTTTCTGTTACATGTACTGTGTGATATCCAGATCCGGATTTTCATTTTTCATTTTCATAAGCTCAGACATAGTGTATTTCTGTCCTTCTGGATGCATCTTAGCTGTCGGTTTTGTAAACACAGCTTTCTTCTGGTTTGCATCAATTTGCTGTTTGTCAACAAAAATTCCGGTTTTCTGTTTTCCGTCCGCATCGGTAATCATCCCCTTAAAGATGTCGCTGATAGATTTTCCTTTCGCAGAATCTTTGTCCAGCTCCTGCACCAAAGCTTCCCGATAATGCTGCTCAGTAATGTCATTCAAAAATTCGTACTGCTTCACTCCCTTATCATCCACAGATGCAAGGAAATCATTCACATTCTTTTCGACTTCAACCTTCCGAGCGTCCGCCGCTCTGGCTTTCTTTTCATCATCGAGCTGAGTAGTGAGAGTGCTAATCTGGTTTTTCAAATCATTCACATCGACATCCTTAAATCCGTCCAGCTTTTCCTGCACATCATCCAGAGATGTCTTATATTCGTCTCTTTTTGTCACTACCTTGTCATAATCTGATTTTGTACGATAATTTTCATCCATCTTCTTTTTCAGATCGCTTTTTTTATCCTCTGGAATCTCGATACCAAGCTCCGCAAGGATCTGTTCATAATTCTGCATAACATCCTCCTAAACGTGATTATTAACCGCCCGTCAGCGGTATGGATTCAGCCGGATAAACCACCGGCGGGGTAATCGGAACACCCGGGATCGAACCGGAACAAAGGGCGCGACCCCTTCACATCTGCCATTGATGATATGTTCCATATGCTGTCTTTCCAGCCGTCAGCCCGGACACCAGGCACAATGCGCATGTCGGACATTGCATCCGCTTTTCAACCTCCCGGTTTGGACGTGTTGCCGGAGGTTAGCAACACCCGGTTTCTATTAAGGACATGCGCGCCATTCAACAAGTTACCAAAAGAAAGGAAGGTGCATATGGTTTCACCACACATTCATCATATCTTGTATACTGCTGTCTCCTGTCACCACATCATTTACGCATCTGCCAACATGCGGATCCGGTTCATAATTTCCCGCTTTTCCTCCTGGAAGTCAGAATCCATAATCATTGCAGACAAAAGATCGTACATCTCAACCATCAGCCGTCCAACAGCTTCCATCAACTTGTCCTTATGGCCCTGATCTCCGGTCTTCTTGTAATCCTGTTTAGCCGCAAGATATACATCGTATAACGCATCTATGTTATGGTCATATCTGCCGTTGGAATACTTCTTGATAAGCCCTTCCGCAACCTCAGACACGGTTTCTTTACTCACGTATGAGCCGGATTCCATGCATTTAAGGTTGTTAATCACACTCGTCAGCTTAAAGATCGTATCCAAATTATTCGCCGTCAGCTTTTCTTCCGCACTTTTCTTTTCGATTTCAAGCTGTTTTTCCATTACTTCAATCAATTTATGCATACTTTTCCACCTCTTTCAGCTTATCCCGGTATTTATCGTGGATATCTTTCTGACTCTCGACAATATAAGTCATGTCGTACCCTGTAGATATCAGGTCAACCATGATTCGCTCCAAGCATTTCAACTCTTTGTCTACATCTTCCACCAGTCCATCCACATAGATAGCATCTGCAATCATGCCGCCGGTCCGTAACTCGACCGCGTACTTTTCATATAGCTCTTTTGTCATGGACTCCCATTCCCGATACTGCAAAAATCCATCTTCAACTGCTTTCTGCTTTGTGGACTTACCTACACTCATTCTATTGGCAGTCTTCCATCCATCCGGGATCATCTGCACGACTCCGTCATAGCGATCCGGGATGATCTGGTTATGGTGGTTGATATAATACCGGTTGAGACATCTGCGCTCTTTGCTTTCGTCAAAATACTGGTATTCGTGGATCCGCTTATATCCTCGGAATCCAAGAAAATCAAAGTAATCTGCCATCTGAGAATGGAACATAAGCGCAGCTATCATTCTTGCATTGATCTCCGCAAAGATATCTTCTGTACTGTGCACGTCTTTCTTGCTTTTAAAGGTAATCAATCAGATCACCCCCAGTCATGACAGCTTTTTGATAATCAGATTTGCATCTTTAACAAGCACATCTCCAGCAGAGATATTACCAACAGATACAATCAAGGATGTTCCAGCCGGAACCGGAATCAGCGCAGATGCTCCGACATTCTGGAACACTCCGGCAGTAACCACTGTATAGTCCATTTCTGTTCCGCCGATTGCTTCGCCGTTAATCTCCATTGTCAAGATAGTTTCTCCAGCTGCTGAAGCTGTAATATTGCTATTAAACTGTACCTCAATCGCCATCGGCTGATTTGTACGGTTTGTAAGGGTGAACTGTCCGCTTCCCTCGATATGATTAAGCCATCCGCTGGCACATCCGCATCTGCGGGATCTGACTCTTGTGCTTGTAAAAATTACATTCTGCCCTGCGCTGATTTGCTGCGAGTCTTTTGCGATTACATTTAACATATTCTTTTCTCCTTTCAAAAAACAAAGAGGGCAAGCAATGCCTGCCCTCTTTTGTGCACGACTACTCAGTAGCCTTGGATTCTTCCAACATGCTGATTATCTTCTTTTGATTTTCAAGTATCCGCTCTAGATACTTTTTGTCCTGCTCTTGCAAATGTCTTGCGAGATCTGCGTTGCTTTCTTGTGACAGGTCGTTCTGGTAATTGAGTGCCTGAAGAAAAACTCCGAACAGGTTTAGAAGATCCAGAGCGGTCAGCTCCTTGTTGTTCACAGCACGTTACCACTGCCGCAGCACCCGCCCCCGTAAAAAGAACCGGTGTTGTACGCAAAGTACGGGCTGCAAGTCAGATACGCCGGTGTCGGTGTCGGTCTGATTGCATCAACAATGTTCTTGGTCTGGTTGACCTGGGAAATCTGCCAGTATGCAGTCTGGAGATCTCTGTCTCTGTCTGCCAGCTTGTCGCGGAGTCCCTGAATGGTATTATCCTGCATAAGCTGTCTGGTAGCCTGTCCGTCAGCCAGAATGCTCTCTTTGATATCACAGCAACACTGTGCCATCTGCGCCTGGATGTTCTGCGCCATTAACGCAGAATCATACCGGCTCTGCAGGATTTCCTTCTGTGTTTCGCAACAACACTGCTGGGACTGTGCTCCCAACTGCTGCATTCCGAGCTGGTTAGTGTACCGGTTTTCCAGCACATCCCTCTGGGTCTGACATGCTGTGTTGGATACATTCTGATTGGTATTAAAGATATCGCGCTTTACAAACTCATCAGAGATAAAGTTATCATGCACGCCCGTCTCAACACCGCCGCGGTTCCATCCGCCCATCATCGGGAAAATGAATGCAAGCAGGATAATCCAGATCCACCAGCCACCGCCGCCCCACATGCCATCATTGTCATTTCTTGTAACTGCTGCCACATCCGCAGCCGTTAAGCCCATGCCATCGTTTGTCATGTTGGTTGTCTCCTTATCATATATTTATCAAGCCGTTGCGCACCGGCGAGATAGCTATTTAATCATTTTTGCAATTTGCCCAAGATCCATTCCGTTCTGTCGGCACATCTGCTCAAATACCTGTTGTGGATTTTTTCCCTGGCACATATCCATTGCCTTTTTTATGTTCGGATTCTGCTGTGCCAATATGTCCATTGCAGCATGCGGATTCCCAAACTGTTTAATCTGGTTTACCACCTGCATAGCTTGTGATATAGCAGACATAGGGTTATTTCCACCTGCGTTGCCCATCATACCCATTAAAGGATTCATAAGGTTTCCTCCTTCTTCTCCTGCGCCGGTTCACCCAATTTTGTGAGTAACGCATTAAATTCCTCGCGGGTCACATAATCATTGCTTTTCTGAGGTGCTGTGGGCGCGTCAAGTGGAATTTCATGGAACTGAAATGCCTTAAAAGTAGCACTTCCCATGTTATCCACGGTTTTTACATAAAAAACAGGAGAGTTATTGTCCATCATCCATGCAGTGTTTCCAGGCTGTACAATCTGATTCTTTGCCCCATCAACTCCGGCCACATAAATCCAGTTGACATTCTGTGTAGGCATCACCGGTTGTGCCGAAATCTGATTCGGGTACTGCATCTGCTGCCTTTGCTGTTCCATCTGCTGGATACGTTGCTGGATTTCCAACTGATCCGGTGTCATCATGTTCATTCCGTACACTGGCGGCATATATCCCATAGCTATTCCTCCCATGCCTTCAAATCATCCAAAACAGATGATATGGATATGAAATCTTTGCTAACTTTTTATATATAAATTATGGCATAAAAAAGGAGCCTTGATGGTATCATCAAAGGCTCACAAAAGTCTCAACACACTTTTATAATCTTTCTGTTTACTCTACAGCTCAACCGCTTAATAGTTGCACTGCTCATATTCATGATTTCCGCACACTGCATCAACGGTACACCCTGCGCCCGATATTCAAACAATGTTCGCTCCTCTGGTGTAAAGTTTGCCATCCGCCGAAAGCGGTCAAGTTCCGGCACCGTAAAATCATAAATTTTCAATATTAACCCTCTTATTTGTCTGTCAATGCATGAATCAGATCGTCCCTCGTTTTTTTTAGACCCTCGACATTGTTCCCGGTAATTTTGTTCTCGATCAGATCAAACATACTACGCATTAACAGACTCATATCATTCCTGTTCTGGTTGATATCCTTGTAGTCCTGATTTAGCTTAGATTTGATATCTTTGATATCGGACTCAATCGTATCCAGCCTACACTTAATGTCCGTCTGTGGTTTCTTTGCTCCGGCATAAATCTTATAGATCACACCGCCAGCAGCTCCGATCACGGTAACTGCTCCGCAAATCTGCAAAAGAGCCTGTCCAAATTCCATATAATTCATTCGTTTTTCACCTCTGATTCATAATGATCGCACTTTTTACAGTCTTCTCTATCAGGGAACCCAAGTATATAATCGCTCTTTTCGCATACGCATATGTCCTCGCATAAATGTATGCAACGTTTCTCTTTCGGCTTATCATCCATTAGCTTATCCCCTTTGCATCCTTATAGAGCTTTGCATCAGCCCTTGCCTTTCGCACCTGCTCCCGCTGCCACTTTGCCATCTGTAGCCGCTCGTTCTGTGGCTTTAGATTGTTGTCCTTGCAGTATTGGCTGTATGCAGTTGACTGTCTTTCAAGCAGATAAGACTTGCGCCCCAGAAGTTGCTGAAGCTCAAACCTTGCCGCATCGTCCTTAGTATTCTGCACCGCATCCTGCAAAGCCATAACCGCCCGCTTGGTGCTCCTGATTCTTCGCTCCAATAACCTCTGTCGTTTCTGAGCCTGTTCTGCCTTGTAGTTGTCCGCCTGGTTGATCTCCTTGTATGGGTTATCTTCTGATCGGCCTGTCCCAGATCCGAATGAGTGACGGCAATTCCATCCACACAGTCCCTCACCTGTGCCGTATCCTGTGGACTCTTTGAAATCCGGGAACCGCTTATCTATTCCGGTGCGGGAATAATACTGCCCTTGCCACCATAGATGGTTACTCGGATTCTGCCCTCCATCTCCGGTACGTGCGCCCACATGAGCAGATACAAGAATGATATCCCAGTCCATCTCTTCCATGCGCTTTAAGGCTATGTCTCCTGTCGCCTGTGCTATCCCTGTCCGTACTGCACGCGCTGTGGCAGTCTCCAGCGTGTCCTTGTGACCTGTTGGGTATATGATTACCGCGCCACTGTCTATAGCCATTTCCACCGCTTCTCTGACCGCCTGTGCGTATGATGTTGATCCGGTCATAACCTTGTTGTACGCAAGGTCACATGCTGTTATATACGTCCTTTGAGCCGTTTCTGCCGTTGTCCTTGTAAAATTATCCCACTCGCCAAGAGTCGCCAGCATATTACGCTCCATGAGCCGTATAAGCCCGGGAGACTGCTCTAAAGGCATAGGAGATAACCCGGCATCAGTATAAACCTTGTGGTCATACTCTAAAGCCTTAACCCCGGCTTCTTCCATTGATGCTTTAATCTCTTTTTTCTGCAGCTTTGTCCTTTTTGCGAGTTCGGCTGTTATCTCTTCTAACAGATATCCTGATTCCTGCAGTGTCTCAATACTCCATCGGTCTGTTCCAGACAATATATAGTCCTTCCCTTTTCCGATTCGCCGGAGTATCCGGATCACAAGACGGTTAATGATATAATCATGCAGATCGGACGCTATCTTTTCGCTTCCTTCCGCCACGTTGCGGAGATATTCCGGGTCAAGCATTTTTTATATACCCAGACTGGCATTCGCTCATCTTCTTGCAACTCATTTCACTATCGCAGAATACAGTTTCATTGCCTTTCAAAACGTTACCTTTATTGCAATATCTTTTCATATTTGCGATAACTTGGATTCTTGGGCATTCACATTCGAGACAACATTCTTTTAATCTGATCTCTACCATCTATTCCTCCTCAAACAGCCCTTTTTCTTTTGGCTTTGCTTCTTCAACCATTTCCTTTGCTTCTTCTTCCGACATACCCTCGAATTTTTGGAAGTACATCCATGCCGGCACTTTTCCCTGCAGTACATACTGCCACCAGCGTATTCTGTCCTCTTCCCGGTTGTATGTGATATCTCCGAAGTCATAGGTTACCTCATATGTTCCGACAGGCGCAAGACCGTACAAATCTGCAAAGACATTCAGCGCATAGATTGTACCATTCAGGCACTCTTCCAGCTTATCCCGCACATCTTTGATATACTGGATCGTCCTCCGGTCGTCAGCTTCCACCTGCGTAGCCGTCACCATTCCTGTACTCTGGTTAAATACAAAGTATCCATTGCTAAATCCGCACTTATAACCAATCTGAGACAGAAGTGCATCAATACCTTTCAAACGAGTATCTGTGTTGAGCTGGGGGTTAATCTCCTGGTAAAATTCCTTCTGGTCATTGCCGAACACATTCTTCACGTAATGCGGGAGCTTCATCTCTTCTCTTCTTCTCTCCCGCGTTTCTGTGGTCATGTTGCTCAGCTTCGTTCCGTCCGGAATCAGAAGACGATCATCCGCAAGCACAATCTTCTCACTGTCGTAGATCTCGCCTGCATTCCGGCTGTATGCCACGTCCAGATCTCTTAGCTCCTCAATGGCCTCTGCATATACCGGCAAACCCATAGGTGTTTCCAAATCCTTGTTGTTTGCCTGAGGTGTTCTCATCATGCCAAATAACGGACCATCAAGCCTTGATCCGTCCGCTTTGAGAATCGGCGGTGTCTCTTCCATGAGATTGCTCCAGACCGTGCCAGATAGTGACACCGGTTTCCCAATGTCACTTGGATTATTGGACGCATAAGCCTTGTTGGTTACTATGTACGGCTCTGTTCCGTCTTCTGCATGTTCAAATCTATGATATTCCAATCTGGTATAGTATTTGTCGTTATCCGTGTATGAATCGCGGAAGATAATGCCCTTTACTCCCAGATTGTCGTACTCGATCAGTAGCACATCCGCAGGAGTAAATACATCAATGCCTGTCCCGTTCGGTTTTAGGAAGACCGTGCCATACGCGCATCCATACTCTACCCAGTGCCGAATCTTGAAATACATTGCATCAATCTGAGACTGCAGCCATGTTGCCCTGGCAGACCCATCAATCGTGATCCCTATCGCCAACGTAGTTAGCCGTGATGTCTCTGAGCATACAGATTTTGCAAAGTTAATGGTCTTTACCCCGTCTTTGCCATTGACCCAATATGGATGTCCCGAATATATACCGTAGCAGACGCTGATAATCTTTTCCATTTCCGGCGACACTCGCGCCTTTACGTTAAAATCATCCTCTGCCTTTTTCTTAAAAATCATAGTAAACCACCTCTTGATCGTTGCTATTAGTCCCATTTACTCACCTGCCAAAATATCATGCGCTGTTACCTCGTCTTCTCCATAATGTCTCTGTCGCATATCTGGTTGCATCTATATAATGATTATCCCTGTCAGGGTATCCGCTGATAATATTGCCATCCTTATCACGGTCATACTCATATTTCTTAAATTCTTTTCTTGCTCCTGGTGTTCTTTGGGGGTCAAATACCAGCTTTTTCCCTTGTAACCACTTCATCGAGTATTCGACACTGCCAGGACCTTTGATTGCATCCCTCGCCGGAAGCCCTTCATCTCGATAGTCGCTTGTTGACTTCTTTTCTGCGCTGTCGCAAGTGATGGTATAATCATCATATCCACGCTGTTTGATCTCAGCAGCAGTCTCGCTGTTTTTCTTTTTGTTTGCCCCATACTCATCTATAAAATAAATGGTCTCTCTGGCCGCATCGTAATGGACACGGACAAATGCAAACTGATCTGGGAACCATCCCCAGTCAACCCCTTGATATATCCGGTCAAAGCCTGCAATTTCTTCGTCTGTGATCTCTCGCTCTTCGATAAATTCAAAGACATTGCCACCATTTCCGTTAGCTACACCCATATACTCGTTATCGTATGCAGCAGGATTGACCTCTTTTAGATGCTCAGCATCATTGATAAACTGTTCGCCCAGCCAGTCCTCCGGCACATCCTTATACGTGCTATGCACCACCAATGCATCTGGATCTTTCTCCTGCGCTTCCTCAGTATACTCATTCGCCCAGTTGTTCTTACTCCGCGGTGGGTTAAATGACTTAAATCTATACGCCTTGTCACCGCCTCGGATAGCTGACTGCTGGATGTTTCGAATCTCTTCCGGCCCAGCAAACTGGTCCAGCTCTTCAAACCATACAATACCGATATATCCAAATTCCGGCTTGATAGATTTAATCTTCAGCGGATCATCAGCACCGCGGAAGTAAATCTTCTGCCCGGTAGGTTTATATGTAATCTCAAATGGACTTGTCTTAAACTTAAAATCGGAATCAAGACCTAGCTTAGAGATTCCCCATTTGAGCTGTGCATACACGGAGTCCTTGATCGTGTTCCCGACTTTTCGCAACACAAGCGCATGCATATCTGGATGATTTTTCAGCAGCTCTGGGATGATGCATGATATTCCAGAGGACTTTGTGGATCCTCGACCGCCTGGGAGAATATATTCTGTATGCTTTCCGCGCCGGATATCCCGGATCATCGGATGGAATACATCTGCAATCACATCAAGGTCCATGTGGTACTCTCCTGCGCTTCTGGCGGCTTCTTCTGCCTTTGCCTGCTCTTCTCTCTGCTCTTTTATGGTTAATGCCTTTTCCAGATCTGACATGGCTTTGAGCTGTTCCCCAAACGCAGGATTGAAGCCAAAGGAATCTTTGACTTCACCTTTCGCAATCTGCGTCCTGCGCTTCTGGATATCAGCTAAAGACATGATATCAGTGCCGTTGATTTTGTCGATTCTAGCCTGATGCTCGGCAATATATTCCTGCACGTCAGCATTCTTCAACAGCCTGCATCCTTCCTGCGCTGGCTTCTTATATCCCGCTTGCCTCGCCGCATCGGTTGCATTACCGCCATTCTTTATGATGTTTTTCGCAAATGCTTCCCTCTTTGGCGTAAGATTCGCCATCCATCACCACCTGCCATTACCAGTCTTCCAGTGCTTCCCATATCTCCTTCAGTGTCATAATCACATCATACTGTGACGCTGTATGCATGATTTCATAGTCTTTTGTCTTCCACTCTTTCCTCACCGGCATCAACACCGGTGTAGATATGGTGTACATGGTTATCATTCGATTCTGCTCTTTACTGTAAAATTGATTTGTATTTATCTTTGTCTGCAACTGCTTGGTTAATAATGCCCGTTGCAACTTCTTTATAATCTGATTTGGATTTCTCATCTCTTCCCATTATCACCCCTTTTCCGCATATCTCTGTCAGCACATTTTCCCTTCCATTCGCAAAAATCTGTAAAACTGCTCCGCGACCTTGCGTTTATATGCGTAGAAATCATCCGCTTTTGCTAATATCGCCCGTCCGCGCTTGATCTGGGTCTTATACCCAGTTCCTGTCGTGAGACTGTCGTATACTGGTACTTCCAGCCCGTATGCAGAGGATATGCAGCACTGGAAAAGCAGCAGTGATTCCTCCCGGCTCAGATGCTTGCAGTATTCATATAACTTTTCTATATCCTCCGGCCAGACTCCGTGATCCACTAGGCTCTTTTCCCGTGTCCGCATATGCTTTCCTCCAAATCTCTAAATTTCTGTCGTTTCTGATTGCTTTTCCTTCAAAGGACACCATCTGGGTCTCCCTGTTCTTGTGTCAATTTTCTTTTTTGTTGCTTGGCATATTCGCCCACATGTGCTTAGATGATAAGCTATGCACTCCGTACATTTTTCCGGTTCATCTATAATCAAAACAACCTTAGACATCTTCCATCAGATCCTCTCTGTTATTCGGACACTCCGGGCATCTGCACACCAGTTTCCCGTCATCGTTAAGATAATAATCATCACCGTATCCGCTACACTCGTAGCAGTAATCATAGTCTGGTTTCATAACTATTCCTCCCAGCTTAGTTTCTGCCCGCAGCACTGACAATAATTCCATCTTGCTGTAACTCCGCAACCACATACAGGACAATATCCAGCTTTCCATATGTAGCTTGTTCCATATGGATTTTTCACAAGCTTCCTTTTTTGCTTCTCCATAGCCTCCCGGCATTCTTCCACCGTTCCGATTCCTTCATATTCTGCACATGCCTCAATAGTTTTTCCGACAGTTCCATGTTTCTTGACCAGTCGCAGATACTTGGATGCTGCTTCCAGTTCTTCCACAGTGCCAATAGCTCGGTACTGCGGTAACTCCCCAAGAGCCTTGATCGCGATATATAATGTATCTACAAATTCTTGGTCAATAATAATATCCATAGAATCAGAAAACATCTCTTCGTCTGATTCCCATTTATTTGTTACCAATTCCAAATTTGTTTTTGCTTCATTCTCCGTCATTATTGTTGCCTTTCTCATCCAGTGAATTATAAATGTGTAAATACATCTCAAAATCGTCAGGATCCATCTTGTCCGAAAGGAAATCCAAGAAATCTTTATTCCGCAAGCATTCTTCTGGTGTTCCGACTTTTCTATATTCATCCCACATGACAGCTTCGTTACATGTCAAAATTCTTGCAATGACTGGGTGTTTGTAACCCGGATCCCGGATAACATTCTCCATCACATCCACCATAATTTTCAGAGTCATCTGATCGCCGTAAATAGCTTTCACACGATCTGTTAATTCACGATACTCCTGCGTATCCCTCAGTAAGATTTCTGCTTCATTCCCCTTCATAGGCATCTCCTTTCTGCGGATACAAAAGTTCCAGATCATATCCGCTTTCTATGAATTTAATCGTCAATTCATGATCTACTGCATTTCCCAACTTATCGTAGATCTAGTACATATCCTCTTGTGTAAATTCTGTTCCGAGATACTTGTTGTAGCCATCCAGAAGCGTCCTGCGCCACTTTTCATTGCTGTCCTTTCTGGCATACGGTTCGCCCTTTGCTATGGGTCTGGAACACCATTCCAACAGCTTACAGATAATATGCAATTCGCTTTTACAGTTCTTTGCTGTAAAATATACATTTCCTTTTTTTGATAAAATCAGCTCTCCGTGTTGATTTATGTAGCTTCCAGCAAAGCACTTCATCACATTAAAAACTTCATCAATCATGGCTTTCCTCCATCTCTTTCAGCTTGGCTTCTGCTTCCTCTCTAGTGATATACAGCACCTTTCCAATATCGTCCGCCATAAAAAGAAGATGTCTTCCATATTTATCGGTAACTTCCAACGCGTATGAATTATCAAAAAGCACGATTCTCTCTACACTCATTCGGATAATCGGCTCTCTTACTTCCTTATTGATCCGATACACAATATCATTCGGTCTGCACGGCAACCGTATAAGCCGTCCCTGCCCTTCCAGATCTTCATACTCCGCCAGCTTAGTAACGATGGATCTCGCATAGTTACTTGGATATCCTTTTCCGGGTCTATCAATTAAGCTTTGTTTGCTCACTCCAGTACCATCACTATTCCGTTTATTTTCGGTTAATCTCTCCATCCTACACCTCCAACAATTCTGGGTTGTCAAATACGTTGCCGACTACCTCAAAATTTTCCGCATCAAACTCATCCAGATATTCTTTATTGACGCATCCCGGTTCTTCTGTTTTCCAGCCATTTTCATGCCATATTACTTTTTCTCTGGTAACATCTTTCGGAAATTTATCATCCAAGTGTCCCTCTAATATATCGTTCTCCCAGATCTTCTTTCCGTTCTTGTCGGTCAGACCTGTGTACTGACAGATGGTTTCTGGATCAATTAAAAACTCATATTTCCCATCGTTTATGTGATTTTCGTCTGCTAAATACCCTTCTACCCATGTTCCATCTAAATGTTTGTTCTCAGGGCATACATGCATATGCTTCCCACGGAAAAGAATCTCTCTCATAGCCCGTTCTCCTTCTCATACTTTCTAATCTTTTCTTCCAGACGTTTGATCCGCTCATCTATGTCTTCCAACTTATCAAGCGGTCTGAAGTGTTTGCAATACTGCTTGTGATCCTTGCGCTTTGTCCTGCTGGTAATACCGCACACACCGGTTGTCTTTACCGCTTCCAGGCAAACTTTTGCATATTCATAGTTTTTATTCGTAACTCCCCGTGGTAGCATCCACTGCATCAGACAGTAACATTCACCGCATTTCACTTTTTTGCTCATACTTCGTCAAACACTCCTTTGAACGATTCCACATCAACATACAGTTTCTTGACTTTTCCACATTTTTTGCACTTCAGAGTCAGTTCTCCATTGTTTGGCCACATACAATAAAAACCATACACATGTGGTTTACAGAGCATTTTGACCTTGCACCCAGTTTTTCTCCACCTTTTGAATCTTTCCAGACTGCATTTCAGCAATACGTATGCGACAAATAGCACCCAACCCATACCTATTCCGGCAAAAATCTTAATCATTATCACTTTCCTCCACATATTCCGGGCAGTCCTCTGCAAATTCATAGCTATCCATATCGTCACACTGGCATCCGCAAGATTCCGATTTACTACAGCAGATGCAGCACTCGGTCTCGCCATCCGGACATTCTCTGGTACAATGTTTATCCATGTCACACCTCCTGCGGTTTCTCACACCGCTCAAACTCGATCACCCAGACCCACAATCAATCTTTTCTATGCTTTTTTCCATGACATTTATAGCATAGCCATATAACATCTAAAGGTTTTGAATAGTCATCATGATGTGCAGTCAATCTTACTTTTCTACCGCATTCCTCACAAAATTCTGGTTTTACAACATCACCACGTTTTACAGCATTATTTAATTTTCTCTTGCTACATACTTTTCATCTTTTTCTCTTTCACGATTACGGTCACGCTCTCTGAATTTTTCAATATCTGCTTTTCTCGCACGTTCCATATACCTTTGATTATTTTCTCTTGCAGTATCCTTATTTCTCGTTCTTATGCTTTCTTTGCAATGGCATTTCTTACATTCTGGCGTAATCCCAAGAATCGTCCGCTTATTCTTATAAAATTCCTCATACGGTTTAAACTCTTTGCATATTCCGCATTGATATAATGTAATACCGTCTTTTACAATAGTTTTTCTTCTCCTTGCGTTATTGACAATTCCTTTATGAGAATCACTCATTTTCTTTTTACTCTCTTCTGAATGTGGCATATCATGCATTTTGTATTTCCTCCGGCTTATCAATTTTCACAAATTCTATCACGAAAACGTAAGGATTCGCATCCCAGCCGTAGCGGTCAAGATCAGATTTCTTGATGGTGCTATTCCACAGTACCGAAAAAGCATATCTTTTTTCTTCTCCGTTCAGAACGAACGGTTCCTCTACTTCCGTGCCTTCTCTGTAAATCTGCTCTGATGTAATATCCTGCAACCGCTCTACTCTCACATTCGTAACCTTAAGCCAGATTCTCGCCGCTTCTTTCGGCATGTGGATGGATGGTCGCCACGGCGTATGATCGTGTGTCACTCCATTTTCATCAACATATGTATCGAACGGGATTGTATCTGTTGCTGCATAATAATATTTCCCCGTATCCTCAATGACCTGTTCATTTCCATCCAATTCATATAGATACTGCCATGTTTCCCGAACATACAGGATATCATCTGTGTGGCATGGTGGATTCCAGAGTTTTTCCAAATCTTCTTCCGAAATATTATCTGGGAGCTTATATCTTTCATCCCAATATTTGTATGCTGTTTTACTTGGATATCCCCATTTTCCTATACTGCTTTTATGGCTTCCCGCGTATTTGTAACATAATTTTGCTTTTGGTTGTGGCTTTACAGCTCTCCTGGTGCAACTCTTCCGTCCGTCCAGAATTGCTCTCACCATCTCGGTATTGAATAAAATCGGTTTAATCGTCATCTACACCACCTCCATCTAAAATGAAATACTGCAAAATGAATCTGAATGTTGAAATTTTTATCAATCATTTCATACTGTGTGCTTATTCTGATTGTTGGTAGAATATATACATCTTGTATATCAATCAGGAAGTCGAATCTGTCAAAATGCATCTACTCCACCTCCTTTCACAACTTCAACCGCCGTTCGCAAGGCATCCTCATACCCATCGTAGTATAGCTGTAGTTCACCAGCTTCCAGAATTTTGTCATTTGCTTTATCTGCCAGCTTGTCCAGCTCTCCCACAACCTTGTCCAGATCGTATATTTTTTCTGATCTGCATAATTCTTCAATCTGATCTACGATAAAATAATCACAGGATCCACGATTAGAAGTATTTATGAGTTCCATCACATCATCTACTCTTACATATTTACCGCTCATCACTGCCTCCTCTTCCATGCTGCCTTTGTCTCTTCCTGAGCATCCATTTTGTTCGGAAAATTTGCAATTCTAACATATGGTCCAGAGCTTCCACATCTGCTACAAATTACTTTGTATCCTGTCTTCCCCATTTTTCTGATTCCCACTCTGCGATCATGACAACCACAGAACGGGCACGGTTTAAGTTTCTCCATCAGCTTCTCCCTCCCTGTCTTTCACGCATTTTACTGTATGTTTATAGCGAAAAGAGACATAATCTCCATGCACCGTCAAATTTGCCGCCATAATCCTTCCATCCGCTGTGCATTTCATATTTTCGCTGTCAAGATGTTCGCAATTCTTGTTACAATAATTCCAATACATATGGCTCATTCTCCTTTCCACGGCTCCGGCAGTGGCATCCAAGCGATTACTTTATACGCCTTTGTTCCACCGCACCCATCTGAATATTTATCCCATTCGAGATACCCATATTTCTTCTCATTCCAGTATCCCGCGTCTCCAAATTTCAGATAGTTTGCAATTCCACAAAATACCTCTGGCTCTCCATACGTCTTTTTAAGAGTTACAAGATACGCTCTTTCATCTTCCGGCAACCGCTCACTCACCGGTATCCACCGGCTCTTCTTCTCCAACTTCGTCAGCTCATCAATCTCATGCCCTTTCGGCTTCCAGAGATGCAAGCAGTTCTCAACATCATTCACGTACTGGCTATTCTTCGGATGGATCTGATAGGCTTCTTCCTCATACTCGAAAAAGATGTCCTTCAGAACACACATATCGTCCCAGCTCGGCATCCTGAACTGTTTCTTTGGCGATACGGATACATGTTCCATGCCGTCCTCGCAGTCACTCCAGATTACACTGCACTTTCCGCATTCTGGCAGCTTCACCCAGGCTGAGTGAAACTGGAACATAATCTCATGTCCCCAGATTCTTTCATTTTTTAAGATTTCATCAAGTTTTTTCATCTTCTATCCTCCAATTCATCAGTTGAGTTAATTTAACTCGTTAATTGAGTTAAATCGAGTTAACTCGAGTTAAGTTGAGCTACGCAAACCGGAGCTGACCGGTCTGTTCTGCTGCTATGCTTATATTGGGCATCCGCTTGCCAATCCTCAGATACGGACAGTTTGCAGTCACAAGCACTTCCGCCATTCGCGGCACCACACTGTTCCCAATTCTGGCAACCTGTTCCTTGATTGGATATGGTTTTCCGTATGCATCCCGGTCGATGATGTAATCTGCCGGAAACCCTTGCATCAGCTTCAGTTCTTCCGGTTTCAGCATTCGGAGAAAAATGTCTTTGATGATATACTGTTCACCGTCAATCTCGATCAGGACATTTACCAGCCCGAATCTGTCCTTGGTGGTAATCGTATCGAGCGGTCTATCAAGTGTTTGCCCGACTCCACCGCCGTAGTATTTAATCAAGAACGCACATATAAGTCCAAAATGCCCTGGCGATGTTGTGATGGTATGCAATGGTTCATCGCATCCTTGTCCAATTCCTGATTTATAGTATTTTGTAACAAATGCTGTCACCAGACCATACCTGTTACTGGTATCAATGGTCTTAATCGGTTCCGTCAGTAACTGTCCTCTGGAATCTCCTGCCCGTGTCTCCCCGTGGTACTGGATCAGGAAAGCAACCGCGTCCTTGTCTCGGACTATATATGGATGCGGATTATCAATGATGTACTTCTTCACGCCATTGGCGATCCGCTTCATCGTAGCTTCTGCCAAAGGCTTCTTACGGGCAAAGATAGATGTTCCAAGGTCTGACCAGTCTATGTAGTCTCCGCACTCTTTCCATTTTGGAAACTGTTCGCCGGTTTTGCTGTACGTTGGCCCCGGCCAAGAAATCGTTCTTCCATCCCGCCGGAAGATTGCGTACCATCTTTTCCTGGTTGTAGGTGCTCCGTAATCTGCTGCCACAAGTTCCCGGCTATCGAAGTCATATCCCATAGCAATCATTGCTGCTATAAACTTACTGTAGTCCTCGCCTTGCCTTTCTGGTATTGGATGCCCGTCTGCATCCAACGGCCCCCACTGCTGTATCTCTTCCACGTTCTCCATGATGATTACATCTGGCAGTAGCACTTTTGCGTGCTTGTACACCGCCCACGGTAAGATTCTCAGTCCCTTCTTTCTTGGCTGTCCGCCTTTGGCTTTGCTGTGGCTTGTACAATCCGGGGATGCCCACATAAGAGCCACCTGCCTGTTGCCTACATACTTTTGCAGGTCAACCTTGAAAATATCTTCAGTGAGGTGCAATGTATCTGGATGATTTACAGCGTGCATCCGGATGGCCTGCGGATCATGGTTTACAGCTATATCAACCTGTCTTCCCAGTGCCATTTCTATTCCTACACTGGCTCCGCCGCCTCCAGCGAAACAATCAATAATCAATTCACCGTGAATCATCTTTTCGCATTCTCCTCATCTGCCGGTTCTCAGTAGGCACTAAATGCGCCTGCTGTCCACCAAACTGTTTCCCGTATCTGCTCATACCTACCAGCTGCCCTGCTGCTTTGGTCTTGGAATATCTTGACTTGCTCATATTATTTTCTTAAGGAACCCGATATATCGTTACCCCGGCCGGAGGTTAGGCTCCTTTCTTCTTGACTAATATATTTCTTTAATGTAGAGTATTAGATGGCATAGCTCAGTGGATAGAGCACACCTCTCATAAAGGTACGGTCGTGGGTTCGAGTCCCATTGCCCCTGCTAAAGGCACCTTCGGGTGCCTTTGTTCGTTATATCATCATATCTAATGGAAGACTCATCTGGCCTTTGCAATTTCCGCCAATGGTAGTTGGATCCCAATCAACGCCAATATAATCAAGTACCTTCGCCCAGCCGTAATCGTGCCCATCAGCATCCCTGCACATATGGAGCATCAGGTAATCCCACTCTTTCGGATTTTCCTTGTACAACATATCGAACCGGTGAGGTCTTTTCTCCATGTGGATTCCGAATCCACACATTGAGCAGCCGGTGCGCTGTGCCTTTGTGGTATATAGGGTTCCATCTGGTTTCTTTTCAATGGTTCCATAAATCTCCGGAATAATGCTGTCCGGCATCTGGAAGCTCTCTGCAATCTTTTCTTCCTCCAGAAGCTTCTCATGGTACTTTTCCTTCAGTCCAGACTTCCACATCTGGTCCATTTCCAGTGCCAAGATCAAGATATCCTGTCTATGGAAGATCGCAAACGGTGCTGATCTGATCGTGGATGCTCCAAAATAATTACATCCGTTCATCCGTAGGCTTTTGGCACGTCTGCCGCCTTCGGATGCCATCAGTCCCAAATATGGAACACTGTTATGCTCTTTACCCCAGTTATCACAATTCTTCTCTTTGAGGTAATAGCAGCACTTGGAAGATACCAGGAAATCCGGTTTCTGATAATTACATCCTTCATTCTCGTTCTCATACCCGCCAAACAACTCCAGCCACCTCTGCTTCAGCTTCATTTTTGAATCCTTCTGCCAGCCTCCATACTCTCCGGTTTCACCGGTTATGATGGCATGCCGGACCGTCTTATTCTTCTCAGATGGGTTCTGCAGCAATTCTATCTTGGCTGCCACTTCTTTGGATATTACCGGAAATCCAAATTCCTGTATCACTCTGGCTTTCGTCCAGAGCTTCCCGTCCTCTCTCCGTAGCGGTGGTACCCGGATAATCCCCAGTGCTCTATGTACCCGCTGGATCGACTTATCCTCCAGCATTGATGCACTCACTCCTGGAGCATTGATATTGCAGACCTCATGTAAAAACAAGTACAGAACAATGCTGTCCAGTCCGCCAACCGATACATGATAATTCAATCCTCGTCCGTCACATTCCGTGGCAAATTCCTCTGCCCGGATCTGTGCGTATTTCCGCTTAAATTCATACGGCTGTTTTTCCTTTTGCATGAAGGATGCTATCTTTTCATACGTTCCCAGCCGTTCCATTCTTTCTTGTACTGATTCCATTTTCTGCAGAGTAAAGAGCTCTTTCACGCTGGCCAGCAAACCTCTTACTCCTTTCAATTCACTTTAAAATTTCATCTAAGCAGGCATTCCAGCCCTTATCATATCGTCCATTATCACAATAATCAGGATGATTTACTTTCTCTGGTAACTTCCGAAGCGGACACCACTCTGGCTTTTCAAATGTGTCAGAATCAACTTCTTTTGCTGCCTCATATGCCTGACATGTTGCTCTGTCTTCCTCATAGTCAATATGACATAAATTACAGCCAAAACACGATTCCGGCATATCCATAACCAATACTGCTTTAGCCATGACTTTTCACTCCTCTTTTGCTGCCGCAATACGGGCAATACGCAAACGGCGCATTCACTGGATCCCGGTATTCCATGTCACACACACCGCAAATGGTATATGTAAATTTATAATCCGCTCCGGCTTCCTCCAGTTCAAACAGTTTTGCCAGAGCCGTATCAATAACCTGCGTGATCCGCGGTTTCCGGCATCTGATGACCTTAGAGCCAACAACTCGGAAATGCCGCTCGTCAACATATTCGGTCAATCTGTCTACTACTTTCATTTCTTCTTCCTCTTCCTCGGTTGGTACTTGTCGCACCAGCCTACATCACAATTCCGCCGCTGTCCTGTATCCAGATAATAGTTGCAGTCAACTCTGGTCTTTCCGCCCATGTCTATCCCATAGGAACATTGGCGACAGTATGAGTTACTAGTTCTCACCATCTTCTGTGTCATTTAGAGCCTCCTGCAAATAACCTCCAGCTTGTTACGGATTTCGGCTAATCTCTCGCGATTGACAACAAGTGCCTGCTCCATGCAGTTTACCTGTTCAACGTTTTTCTGATCCATATCATACCCGTACAGTCTTCTGCCGATATCACACACAAGACTTTCAATTCCGGTCAGAATTTCTCCTGTATTCACCACCACCTCGGCAAGGTTCATCTCATCACTTGGTTTAACTGCCATATTATCGTTCATCATCTTCTTTTCCTCCTGCAAAATGCATTTCCATCAGATCAGCGATCATCAGATATTCCTGTGCATATTTACTGTCTTTGTGCGTTTCTTTTACTTTCACTCTAAATTCATCAAGAGTTCCACTAAAGCAGCCGCATCTCACTCCTACCGTTCCGTCCTTCTGTCGGAAAAATGTAGTTGTACGCTGCTCACTTCCAAAGCCTCCGACAATTGCATAATCCAAATCACCGGAGACCCGTGCATCACCGGAGACCTGTGCATCACCGCAGATCCATGCATCACCGCAGATCCATGCATTACCGGAGACCTGTGCATCACCGTAGATCCATGCATCACCGCAGATCCATGCATCACCGGAGACCCGTGCATCACCGGAGACCCGTGCATCACCGGAGACCTGTGCATCACCGCAGATCCATGCATCACCGGAGACCCGTGCATCACCGGAGACCTGTGCATTACCGGAGATCCAT